AAAGTGCCTACGTCTATCTCTAGGTCAAAAGTTGCTTGTGCCATAATTAATACCCTCTTCTAAGTCAAAATCACCTGCATCAATAACGATATTATATGCTGCTTCATTACTGATTGTCAAGCACTTACCACACAAATCTAAAAATTCTTCAGTTTCCTTTTCTTTCCGTGACAATTCATAGTCATTCAAAATCATATTACACGCTTTGCATCTCATTGTATACCGCCTTATTTAGTTAATAATGTTAATAATACTGCCACACCTGCGGCTGTTGCAGCTACTAGGCTCATGATTACCGCTGTGTAAACAACAGCTAAGCCTATTAGGTAAACTATATCATATAAATAGCTCATAATGCAAACCCGCTCCATTCTTCATATGTATAATAATCTAAAGGGTAGCCATATGCTAGGCCTCTGGACACAATAGGCGTATACGTGTGTATAATGTCGCCCATGACGTCTTCATTCCCTGCCAGTACCTTACCCTTAGTTACTAAATCACCCAATAGGGGAGCTAATATACGCCTTGGCGTGCCTGTTACCTTGGCAAGGCTGCCCAGTGTGATGTATGGTTCACTATAGTTCAAATCTAACAGCACGTTATATAGTGCCTTTTCTGCTTCTGTGTAATTGTTCATTATTTTACCCTCTAGTCTTGTGATTAAATTGTTTACCTAGGTCCATAGCGTACCCTAGCAGATCTTCCTGTACGCCCATGTTTTCGGCTGCATAGGCCAGTGTCAGGTAGTCGTTGAAGAAATCAAGATATAATTCCTCAAGCACTAGTATACTGGTAGTGTCGCGTTTAAGCAAGTGGTTCATGCATAGGTTTTTTAGTTTAGTATTAGTTAACATTATTATCACCTCCAAAAGTTTTCTCTAGTGCCTTGTTCATTTCTGTTATTTCGTCCGTAGTTATTAACTTATAAAGCCAATGACTAAACCATACCACGTATAGAATGACTATGGCAAGTAAAGCATATCCGTATATATTCATTATGCTACGCCTCTCTCATCTGTTGTTGTGTGGGTGTAGTGTCTTGCTGTACTTCCCATAGCCTTGTTAGTTGGTCAGTTATAGGACCATAATTTAAAGGCACTATGCCCCTGTTATCTCTATAATGCCTGAGCCACATAGGTTTAGGCATATAACTTAAGTCTACCCTAAAATACAATTCACCGGTGTCTAGCTTTAATATATGGCCTGTGAAAGCATCTGCACATTTAATGTTACCCATCTTATGCTACCTCTTTTTAGCCGCGTCAATAGCAGTAGTCATAGCCTCATTGTATAGTTTCTCAGCATAATGCGCGTTTGATTGAGCTAGTGCCAGCGCATCCAAAGCCGCCTTATGGAACCCGTATGCTTGATCTACATTCTGTTGTAATATTTGTTGATTAGTCATTATGCTACCTCTTTCAGATTGATTAGATTAGACTTAAAACGTTTAGAGCGTGAACCATGAACAGTGATGGCTATGTTTCGCTTAGTACCATCACATAAGCCACAATCAGCGCATTGAAGGCCTTGTGCGTCTGCTAAGCATTCTAGCTCATCTTCTGCCAGTGTATCACCTTCTAAGGCCACACGAAACGTATGAGCGCCTAGCTTTTGATACTTTAATGCTTGTTTTGGTGTATCTGCCGAGACCATGCAGAGGCCTAGATAGCGCTTATCAAAAGCCTTGTGCGTTACTTGGTGCGTGTAGCCTGTGTGGCCTTTAGCCATGGCCGCTACTGAGGCTAAGGCCTCATAAGGAATAGCCGACGGGTCGCCGTAGGCTCCTAGGCGAAGCATACGACCTGCCAGCTTATCCGCTAGGCCACTTAGATCACTTGAGTATCTACCACGCTTAAAAGCCTTGTATACTGCTAGTGGGGCTTGACCAATATTAACATAACACGCGCCGCCTACCGATTGCTTGTGAGGGCATGATCCACAGATACTACCATCTAGTTTAGCTTGGCTTATGGCTACTGGATTATCATCAGTGCGAATGATCCACACTTGCGCCATGTTGCCCGTTTTGCGGTTACTGGTCTTTAGCGTCAAGATGGCCGCGATAGGTGCGCCGTCGAGTACTGAGGGGCCTTGGTATAGTGTATAACCTAGCGTTGCAGGTGCTTTCTTTAATGTTTTCACGGTGTACTCCATTGGCCTAGGGCCTTGGTTTAGTTGCTTGGTTTACTCTAGAGCCCTAGGTTACCCAAGGCTCTATGATAAGTCAAGTATTATTTCAGTTAGTTTCAAATAGACCATCGTCGTAGCGTATCAGGTAACCACGGTATCCCGTCATTGCCCGCAGTACTTCTGAGCCTTGATCATCCGTTACACTGTATCCTGAAGGTAGCTTATGTACTGTATACATAGTACGTAGTTCTTTCAGAACTGCCTGCGTTTCTCTTTTGGTCCACATTCTGGTAGTCATTATAATACTCCTTGGTTACCCTAGCCGCCTTGTGCCGCTTGGTTATGTGTCTATAATAGCATGATACCAGCACATTACAACTTGTGACTACTTAGTCACAACATAAGTAATACTTGACAACAACCAAGACAACATGATACTCGCGCACGCACGCATAATAGATAGAAGGATACATGAGTATGCAATAGTCGTGCCAATAACACAGAAGCTGCGTAAATACTTTGGGCATAGTAAGGGCAGGCCCTAGGCCTTGTGTCTCACTGGCGGCCTTGTGTGAGGCCTCAGCCCCTGTTGTATTCCTGTGTTACTTGTGCTAGGTATAGCTATAGGCACCCACATAGGCTCACACTTGTCAACCTCAGTGACTAATGAATCTTATGTAGTCATTGCTTGACATTGATACTCGAGTATGCTTAAGGCCTTGGGCCTACCATAGATCCTAGGGCTTGTCAAGTGCGTGACTATAGGCCTTGAGATAGTCACAAGTAGACTGAAGAGTCTTAAGTGTGACTATAGGCCATGAGATAGTCACGGGTTGACAAAGGTGCCATAGTGTGAACCAAAGAGGGGGAGGGGGCCGTGGAGTATTCTTGGGATAACTGTGGTAGGCACCTAAGTTTACAAAAGAGTGATTCTGCTTTAGTAAGTAACAAAAGATTACTGTAGGTTACATAAGATAACCCTATGATATACATGGGAATGATAATAGTTCTCATTAACATCACAAAGGTATTCATGGGCACGACCTTAAGTATACTGAAGAAACTGTAGAAACTACTTGACTTTCAGGCTCAGATGTGGTATAATATACCTATAGTATGCTTTAGCAGCTTAACGCGGCCCTAAGGCACTTACAGTTTATTCTTTTAGTATAAACATAAAGTAACTACTTTAGACACTTTAGTAGTTACTTTTAGTTATAATTAAAGAATAAACATAAAGACACTTAAGTATACTTAAGGCGACACCTATGTCTCTTAACAGAGATTGTCAGTCTTAAGTAACCCCACCCCCCCGTAGCAATCTCAACACAGAGGCAATTGCATAGATATGTCAGAACAAGAAGAACCTAAAGAACCTAAGCTTACCAAGTCAGGCAGGGTTGACCGTAGAACAGTACCTAAGAAGCGTACAGGTAGACCACCTAAGGCGGCTCTTAAGAAGCCTAAGGGTATTATTGGTCGTCCCAAAGGTGATGCTGCTATCATCAACGAGTACAAAGCTAGGATGCTTGCGTCCCCTAAGTCAGCCAAAGTACTTGAGGCTATCTTTAATGCTGCCTTGAACGATGATCATAAGAACCAAGCATCAGCATGGAAACTTGTCATGGACCGTGTAGCCCCTGTAGCAGCCTTTGAGAAGGATATCACCAAGGGTAGTGCTAAGTCAGCTATACAGATTAATATCACTGGTGTAGGTCAACCTGAGGTCTCAGGTACTTCTGAAGATATAACTGATGCTGATTATGAGGTTGTCTAATCATGGCTGATTTAAAGATTGAACTTCTGGATTGGCAAAAGAAAGTATGGGCAGACCCTACACGCTTTAGGGTAGTGGCAGCAGGAAGACGTTGTGGTAAGTCACGACTAGCTGCATGGCTTCTAATTGTCAATGCCCTTCAAGCTGATAAACCAAACTCCCATGTATTCTATGTTGCACCTACCCAAGGGCAGGCCAGAGACATCATGTGGGGCCTATTGATAGAATTAGGTCACCCAGTAATACGCAGCTCCCATATCAACAACATGCAAATCACCCTGATCAATGGTGCAACTATCTCACTTAAGGGTGCTGATAGACCCGATACGATGCGTGGTGTTAGCCTTAAGTTTTTATGTCTTGATGAATATGCAGATATGAAACCAGAGGTATTTGAGGAGATCCTACGACCAGCCCTAGCTGACCAAAAGGGCTCCTGTCTCTTCATAGGTACACCCAAGGGACGTAATCACTTCTATGACTTATACAAGTATGCAGAGCTATCTGAGGATGACCCTACGTTCTCTGCATGGCACTTCACCTCCTACGACAATGAAACCTTAGATCCTGAAGAGATCAACATTGCTAAAAAGAGTATGTCAACCCACGCCTTCCAACAAGAGTTCATGGCTTCTTTCAAGAACCAAGGCTCTGAGATGTTTAAAGAAGAGTGGTTACAGACGGGCACAAAACCTACTGGTGATGGTGATTATTATATTGCTATTGACCTCGCTGGTTTCCAAGATGTTTCTAAGAAGAAAGGAAACACAAGCCGACTAGACAACACCTCTATGGCTGTAGTTTATGTCAATGAAGATGGCTGGTTTGTTGAGAATATCATATATGGGCGTTGGACTCTTGACGAGACAGCACGTAAGATATTCCAAGCTGTAAAGGATTACAGACCACTCTCTGTAGGTATAGAGAAAGGTATTGCCAAACAAGCTGTAATGTCACCCCTCATGGATATGATGAAACGTCAGTCCTTCTTCTTCAGGGTAGAGGAACTTACACACGGTAACCAGAAGAAGACTGATAGGATAATGTGGGCACTTCAAGGACGCTTTGAGCATGGTCTAATTACCATCAACAAGAAGTCTAAAGAATGGCACTCACGCTTCTGTGATGAATTATTCCAGTTCCCAGACCCCTTAACACATGATGACTTAATAGACTCGCTGGCTTATATAGACCAGTTAGCCAAGGTAGCCTATATAGGCAACTTTGAAGAACATGACGAATTTGAAACCATAGACTTAATCAGTGGATACTAAACATGCAACTAAATGACCATAACGAGAGTACAGACCCTATTATCATTGAACAGTCTTTACAAGATTGGGTAATGACCAAGGTGAACGATTGGGGTGATTACTACGAGAATAACTATGCCAAGAAGCATGAAGAGTATTATCGCCTCTGGCGGGGTATTTGGAATGCCTCAGATGCTACACGTAAGGCAGAGAGATCACAGATCATTGCCCCAGCCCTTCAGCAAGCCGTAGAGTCTAACGTAGCTGAGATTGAAGAGGCTACCTTTGGTCGTGGTAAGTACTTTGACATTAAAGACAACCTCGGTGACTCAGAGACTGAGGACATTCAGTTCCTACGTAACAAGCTACATGAGGACTTTGAACGTACACGCATCCGCAGGGACATGAGTGAGTGCTTGATCAACGCAGCGGTCTACGGTAATGGTATTGCTGAGGTAGTTTTAGAAGAGATCAACGAGATGAAGCCTGCGACTGAGAAGGTCATGGGTGGTGCTATGGAGGCTGTGGGTGTTAATATCTCCAAGCGTACCGTGGTTCGCCTACGTCCCATCTTGCCTCAGAACTTCCGTATTGACCCAGTGGCTACCAATGTAGAGGAAGCTTTGGGCGTAGCTGTAGACGAGGTTGTGTCAGCCCATACGGTAGAGATCCTACAAGAACAAGGTGTTTATAAAGACGCTTACCTAGGTAATGCCTCAGAAGATTTCAACCTAGAGCCTGACAGTGAGCTCACAGTTACTCAAGATGATAAGGTACGTCTTACCAAGTATTATGGTCTAGTCCCTACACACCTCCTTGAACAAGAACTTGATTATGATCTTGATGAAGATGAGAAGGAAGGTTACTACACAGAAGCTGTAGTTATCATTGGTAACGAAGGTATCATGCTTAAAGCTGAACCTAGTCCTTACATGATGAAAGACCGTCCTATCGTAGCGTTCCCATGGGACGTTGTACCCAGCCGCTTCTATGGTCGTGGTGTATGTGAGAAGGGATACAACAGCCAGAAGGCTCTAGATGCAGAGCTACGCGCACGTATAGACGCTCTGGCCCTTACAGTACACCCAATGCTTGCTATGGACGCTACACGTATCCCTAGAGGCACTAAGCCAGAGATTCGTGCTGGTAAGTTATTATTGACTAACGGTGATCCTAAAGAGATCATTAACCCCTTCAACTTTGGTAATGTTAGTCAGATTACGTTTGCTCAGGCTCAGGCACTACAGTCCATGGTTCAACAGTCTACAGGGGCTGTGGACTCTTCTGGTGTTGGTGGTCAAATTAACGGTGAAGCCACTGCTGCTGGCATTTCGATGTCTCTGGGCGCTATTATCAAGCGACATAAGCGCACTTTGATTAACTTCCAAGAAGCCTTCCTCATTCCATTCGTATCGAAGGCAGCTTGGCGTTATATGCAGTATGAGCCTGAGCTCTACCCAGTATCTGACTATAACTTCTTAGCTACTAGTTCTCTGGGTATTATTGCTCGTGAGTACGAAGTATCTCAGTTGGTACAGTTACTACAGACCATGGGTAAAGATACACCTTATTATCCTATCATGCTCAAGTCTATCGTAGACAACATGAACGTG